CGTTTGATATTAATACCATGGGAGTTTTACATATTTTAGAGGGCATAAGAACCACATCATCTGCTACAAAATATTATCAAGCTAGCACTAGCGAAATGTTTGGTAAAAATTATAGTGTGGATAAAGATAATAATAAATATCAAGATGAAAATACTCCACTAATTCCACAAAGTCCGTATGCTGTTAGCAAAGTTGCTAGTCACAATTTGGTACGAATATATCGTGATGCTTATAATATCTTTGCTACTAGCGGCATACTATTTAATCATGAAAGTCCGCGACGTGGCGAAAATTTTCTAACGCGAAAAGTTACCAAATATATTGGCCAATTAGTTAACAAGAAAACATCAGACAGTTTAAAACTTGGTAATCTTCAAGCTTACAGAGATTGGGGTCACGCTAAAGATTATGTATATGCTATGTATTTGATGCTACAGCAAGATGTTCCTGACGACTTTGTTATTTGTACCGGTCAAACTCATAGCGTATTAAATTTTGTTATCAAATCTTTTGAGAGTGTGGATCTAGACTACAAACAATATGTGGAAATTGATCCGTCATTATATCGACCAGCAGAAGTTGACTATTTATGTGGCCGATCTCTTAAAGCTCAAAAAGTACTAGGATGGATTCCATCAACTTCTTTTGATGATTTAGTTAGCGAAATGATACAAAGCGACATTAAAGTTTACGCTAATGTTTAGAAATTATAACGATCCATTATACAAAAATTTTAGACAAGAGGTTAAAAAACGAGATCAATACAAATGTCAATGGCCAGGATGTTTAGCATCTAAAAAATTACATGTTCACCATATCAAAAGATGGGTTGATAGCGTTGATTTGAGATATAATATAAATAACGGAATCACTTTGTGTAAATTTCATCACTCTCTTATAGAAGGAAACGAAAACGCATACGAAGCAGTTTTTAGCAAATTAATATCTGATAATAAAAAATCAAATGATAAATAATGAAGACTTTACGATCATAATAGATACCAGAGAGCAACAACCGTGGTCTTTTGAGGATTATGTAGTTGCTAATAAAAAATTAGATACTGGCGATTATAGTATAGAAGGTCTTCAGGACGTTTTTGCTATAGAACGTAAAAAGAGTATAAATGAAATTGCTAATAATATTATTGAACCACGGTTCAAAGATGTTGTACATAGAATGAGCCAACTTAAATATTCATTTTTCCTATTAGAATTTAGCATGAATGATGTGTTAAACTATCCTATAGGATCAAATCTACCAAAAAGAATGTGGGATAAAGTTAGAATTACTCCAGCATTTATAATGAAGAATATATTAGATTGGCAGCTTAAATACGATATTAAAGTATTATTTTGTAATAATGCATCTAATGCAGAAAAAGTAGCAGAATATATTATTAAAAGGATTTACCTCATAAACAATAAACCAAAGGAGAACCAAAATGAAACTTGAAAATTCAGTCACCATCTATCCGCCACCATATACTGATCAAAATAATCAATTAGTTAATCCACCACCATTAGTTATGGATTATTTAGATGTTACCTATCACGACAATCCAACCAACAAGATAGTTTCTGCAACTGTTAGAAATATTCCTGGTTCATTTGTTATTGCAAATGGTATCGATTATGAGAAGCTTGGGGATGTTAATAGATCCACACTAGAACAACTACTATATGATAGCATTAAAGATGATACCGCAACCAAGCTTAGAAGCAAATTTCCCAAAACCTTAGAAGAATTTCCTAATGGTCCAGGAACCATATTAACAAATATGATTAGCACAATGGGAATTAAAAGTACCCCAAATTGTTCTTGCAGACGCCATGCTATAGAAATGAATGAAAAAGGTAATGACTGGTGCGAACAAAATTTACCAACTATCCTAGGTTGGCTAAAAGAAGAAAGCGCAAAAAGAAGCTTACCATACATTGAGTCTGTAGCATCTATGATAGTTAAAAGAGCGATAAAAACTTCTAGAAGATTAATAAAGCAATCTAATGGTTGATTTTAAAAGTTTTGATAATGCTTGGCTTGGACTAGGAGATATAAGTGCTCTTAGTATTCCTAATAATCCTATGATTCATAGGACAAAGGAAGATATAGAAAATCCAGACTTGCATCTATTAAGAATTTTAAGAAATCCATATTATATAGGATCAACCTGTAAACTTATTTTTAACATAGAATTACATCCTATGCAGACTATGGTTCTACAAGAAATGTGGAATCGTCCTTTCCCTATGCTTATTGGTAGTCGTGGTTTTAGTAAAAGCTTTCTGTTAGCTCTGTATGCGGTACTAAAGTGTGCTTTCTATCCAGGGACCAAGGTGGTTATAGTTGGTGCTGCTTTTAGACAAAGTAAAATTATCTTTGAATATATGGAAAATATGTGGAAAAATAGTCCTATTTTAAGAAGCATATTCAATGGCAACGAAGATGGTCCACGACGAGATGTTGATAGATGTACTATAAGACTGGGAGATAGTTGGGCCATAGCTATTCCTTTAGGTAATGGAGATAAGATTAGAGGTTTACGCGCTCATATTATTTTAGCAGATGAGTTTAGTAGTATATCTCCAGATATTTATGAGACGGTAGTTTCTGGTTTCGCTGCTGTTAGTGCCAGTCCAATTCAGAACGTTAAAGAAGAAGCTAAAAAAGCAGCTATGAAATTAGCAGGAGTATGGAGCGAAGAATTAGATACTATTTCTAGAAGAATTAATAATCAAGCAGTGATAAGTGGAACAGCAGACTACGGTTTCAAGCATTTTGCTCAGTACTGGAAAAGATATAAAAGTATTATAGAAAGTAAAGGCGAAGAAAGAAAACTACGAGAAATCTTTAATGGAGAAATTCCACCAAATTTTAATTGGAAAGATTATAGTATTATTCGTATACCCTATGAATTAATACCTAAAGGATTTATGGATGATAAACAAGTAAGTAGAGCAAAAGCTACTATTCATGTTGGTATATATAATATGGAATATGCTGCATGTTTCGTTAATGATAGTCAGGGATTTTTTAGAAGAAGTTTAATAGAAAGTTGTGTTACAAAAGATTATCCGGCAATAACAATTGGTAACAAACCAGTAGTTTTTGATGCTATAACTCAAGGTAATCCTAATTTACATTATGTTTACGGTATCGATCCTGCTAGTGAACAAGATAATTTTAGTATAGTAATATTAGAAGTTCATCCGGATCATTCTAGAATAGTATATTGTTGGGCAACAAATAGAAATAATTTTAAAGAAAGACAAAAGGTTGGACTAGCACAAGAATATGACTTTTATAGTTTTTGTTCTAGAAAAATTAGAGATCTTATGAAAACCTTTCCTCCTATTAGAATAGGAATGGATGCTCAAGGGGGTGGCGTTGCAATAGAAGAAGCTTTGCACGATCCTGGCAAGCTTCAAGATAATGAACAACTAATATGGCCAATTATTGATTATGACAAAGCAAAAGATACTGATTCTCAACAAGGTTTACACATTCTGGAACTAGTACAATTTGCAAAGGCAGATTGGACAAGTCAAGCTAATCATGGATTAAGAAAAGATCTAGAAGATAAAATATTACTATTTCCACGTTTTGATAATCTTACACTTGGTCTTGCTATGGAAAAAGAAGGAAAAAATATCTTAGACGACGATTTAAATCCATTATATGATAGCGTTAGTGAATGCATACTAGAAATAGAAGAACTTAAAAACGAATTAACAACTATAGTTATGACCCAAACTAGCACTGGTCCACAAGCAAGAGACAGATGGGATACTCCGGAAGTAAAATTACCAAATGGTAAAAAAGGAAGATTACGAAAAGACCGATATAGTTCATTATTGATAGCTAATATGATAGCTAGACAATTAAATAGAACCTTACAGTCTCCAAATTATGATATTGTTGGTGGAGATAGTAGAGATTTAGTTAATCAACAAAGTAATAAACTATATAAAGGTCCCGAATGGTTCACATCGAATGTTAATGATGACGATATTTATCAAGGAATTTACAGATAAAAGTGTATTATTAAAGTAATCAAATAGCATTACTATTACATTAGAAATAAATATATGCCCAGAAAACCAAACAAAGAAGACGTTATTAAAAACGCATCATCTATAGGAGAGGATGCTTATGTCACATGGGGAGAGGATTTATCTAGTAAACAAGATGCTCTTAAAAGATCATCCGAATCTCTAGATGAATTTACAGGAATTCAAAATTCTACAGCAGCTTTTGGCGGCGGTAGAAGGTATAGTATAGATTTTTCTAATCTAGACGGTGATACTGGTGGTCGTCCTGGATTAACTCGTAATGACTACTATGCTTTTAGACCAGACGAAGCTGTTCCTAAAAAGATTAAACTAGTTATCCGAAGAGCAGAAGATATTTATCATCGTGTTGGTTTGGTAAAAAATGTTATCGATCTTATGGGTGATTTTGCTGTACATGGTATTAAATTAGTTCATAAAAATAAAAGAATAGAAAGATTTTATAGACAGTGGTTCAAAAAAATTAATGGTAAAGATCGTAGCGAAAGATTTTTAAATAATCTATATAAAACAGGCAATATTGTTATTCATAAACAAACAGCCAAAATATCATTAAAAGTTACTGATAATCTATACAAAACTATTGGATCTCCTGATCTCAATGTTAAACAGATGGATCAATTTAAGATAGAAAAAAAAGAAATTCCTTGGAGATATACTTTTATAGATCCAGTTTATGTTGAAAGCGCAGCCGGATCCTTATCATCATTTGTTAGTGAAAAAAGATATGAATTAATTTTACCGGCTACTTTTAGAAAAAATATTAATAGTCCAAAAACAGAAGCAGAAAAACAGATAGTATCTCTTCTTCCAGAAGCAATAGTATTAGCAGCTAAAACTAAAAGACCATATCCATTAGATCCGGAAAAGACACTAGTTTTTCATTATAAAAAAGATGATTGGCAAGCATGGGCATATCCTATGATATATGCTATTATGGACGATATTACTGTTATCGAAAAACTAAAATTAGCAGACATGGCGGCTCTAGATGGAGCTATAAGTAATATTAGAATTTTCAAATTAGGTAATTTAGAACATAAAATTGCTCCAACAAAAGCAGCAACAGCCAAACTAGCACAAATTTTAGGAAACAATGTTGGTGGCGGTACAATGGATTTGGTATGGGGCCCAGATATTGAATTGTTAGAAAGTAATACTAATGTTCATAATTTTCTTGGAGAAGGTAAATATACTCCTCATTTAAATGCTATCTATGCTGGTTTGGGAATTCCTCCAACACTTACTGGCACATTCGGAGCAGCAGGAACTACTAATAATTTTATTAGTCTAAAAACCTTAACACAAAGACTACAATATGGTAGAGATATGTTGGTTAAATTTTGGGAAGGTGAAATAGAAATTGTGCAAAAAGCTATGGGTTTTAGATATCCAGCTAAAATAGAATTTGATAGAATGGACCTAAGTAATGAAGACGCAGAGAAGGCACTACTAATACAATTAGCAGATAGAAGTCTTATTAGTGATGAGTTATTACAGACCAAATTTGGCTTTGATCCAGATATGGAAAAATCAAGACTTAATAGAGAAAGAAAAGAAAGAGATTCCGAAAGAATGGTACAAAAAGCTGGTCCGTGGCACGATCCTCAATTTGAAAATGCTCTTAAGAAAATATCTTTACAATTAGGAATTGTAACACCAAGTCAAGTAGGATTAGATTTACCAAAGAAAAAACCAAGCGAAAAAACAGCATTAGAACAAAAAGCAGAACAAGTAAAATCTCCTTTTGGGGCACCCAAGGTGGCTAACGATCCGTCCTCGGAATCGTTGCCGAAAGAAGCAGGCGAAGGCAGACCCAAATTATCCAAAGATACCGAAAAAAGAAAGGACAGAACATTTTCGCCCCAAACTGGCGCCAAACTCTTAATATGGTCATCTTCTGCACAAGACAAAATTAGTTCTATAATCAATCCATTAATTTTAGAATATTTTGATAAGAAAAATTTAAGGAGTTTATCCAATGCTGAAAATGAAGAATTAGAAAAAATTAAAACAAATATTCTTTTTCAGACCAAACCTTTTGCTAAACTAAATGAAGAAAATATAACAGAATATTTATCAGCATCAACTAGTAATGATACTAAAACTTTTTATAATTGGTTAAATTTGGTTAAATTAGAACTCTCTAGAGAATTAACAGTTGATGAAATTAAACAAGCTAAATCATCTTTTTATACAATGGTGTATAGTACAAAATAATAATCAAATCTTTTTGAAAGGTTTATAATGATAATATATCCACACGAACAAGAAGATGGCTTAACATCAAAAATATTAGCCTCGTCTTCTATTGCTTATGCTAGTGTTGCAGAGCCATGCTCTCTCAGATTATCATCTAAATCATTTAAAAGTTTAGCATCTTATGACGATAGTGATCTATTTTATGTTCAATCTATTCTAGTAACCTCATCATGGAATAAAAATGATGATGTATTTGATAAGTACGAGGTATGGAATGCTAAACACACTCCAGAACATAAACCCACAAATCTAGAACATAACGAAAGTTTAATTGTTGGTCATATAATATCAAATTGGCCTATTACCGAGGATGGGCTATTAATAGATCCAGAAACTCCCGTAGAAAATCTACCAAACAAATTCCATATTCTCACAGGTTCTGTTATATATAAAGGATTTAGCACTTCCGAACTTAGAGAAAGATCAGAAAAATTAATTAGTGAAATTCAAAATGGTACTAAGTTTGTTAGTATGGAATGCTTTTTTAAAGGTTTTGATTATGGAGTAATTAATAAACAAACCAATGAATATAAAGTGCTGAGTAGAAGTGATGAAACAGCTTATTTAACAAAATATCTTAGAGCATACGGCGGTAAAGGAGAAAATAATGATTATAAAATTGGTAGAGTTTTAAGAAATATTACCTTTACTGGTAAAGGATTTGTTGACAAACCTGCAAATGAAGATAGTATAGTTTTTAATAAGAATCTTTTTGAAGAAAATAAAAAAATTGATAATCCTCAAGAAAAAAATAACGAAAATGAAAATTTAGGTGTAATAAGTATTCGATTGAATAATCAAATGGAGAATAATACAATGAGTGTAGAACAAGATGTAACTGAAATCAAAAACAAATTGGTGGCTATGGAAACTTCTTGTCAAGAGGCTGTAGCTGAAGCTAACGCATCTGTTAATTCATTAACCGAAAAAAATATTGCACTAGAATCTCAATTACAAACCCAAACTAACGAATTCACAGAAAGAGAAACTGCTATGAAAAAAGAAATCGAAGAAGTCAAAGCTTCTGCTTCAGAAGAGCTTTTAGCACTCAAAACTTCATTAGAAGCACAAATCTCAGAACTTTCAGAAGCTATTGCAATGAAAAATGAAGAGATGAAGAAAAAAGAAGAAGAAATGAAGAAAATGAAAGCAGAACTTGATAGCGCCAACGAAACAGTCGCTGCTTATAAAACAAAAGAAGCAGAAATGGTCAAGAAAGAAAAAATGACCAAAAGAAAAGCTGCCCTTGTAGATAATGGCGTCGAAGAAGATGCTGCTTTGGCTTTTGTTGAAAAATATGAGAATATCGAAGACGAAGCATTTGACGCTATGGCAACTCTTTTTGCTGCTATGAAAATGAAAAAAGAAGATGCTATGAAAATGAAAATGAAAGCAGAAGAAGTTGCAGAAGCAGAAGAGATTGTTGAACCCAAAGTAAGTGCTTCTGATCTAGAAAATGTTGAAACAGAAACAAATATTGAATTAACAGTTGGCTCTGATTCTTCTGAAGAAGAAGAAAATACCACTCGTGCAGCTCTTGTTGAGTTTGTTTACAGTAAATTAGGCAAAAAAAACTAAGTAATCTTTATACGGAGAACATACAATGGCTCTAAAACCTGATCGTATCGAACTATTAACAGATATCTCTTTTTTCATGACTACTATAGCAGAGCGCGGTGGTGTTGTTAGCGCTGTAACTTCAACAACTGGTGTTGGCGTGTCTATGGACGATGCCAATGCTGTTGTTGCTTACGCCGCTGTAGCATCTGGTGCGAAGCCAGTAGGCGTTCTACTTAATGATGTTGTGAATCTTGATCTTACTCGCCAACACATTAATTGGCACAAAGATGAGGTTCAGGTCGGTGGCAAAGTAACACTATTACGTAACGGCCAAGTTACAACAAATATGTTAGTTGCCAGCATCACTCCATCCGCTGGAACAGATGCTTATGTTGGTGCTAGTGGCTTGATTGGCACAAGTAGTTCTAATGCTGTTAAAGTTGGTCAGTTCTTAAGCGGCAAAGACACTGACGGCTATGCTAAAGTATCAGTAAACCTATAATTTTCATACACGGAGAAATAAATATGTCAGCTAAAACTGAAAAATTTCAACCAACTCCAGAACTTAGTGATCTACTAAAGCGTTCTGGTTCAGCTCAAAGAGAGGTTGCTTTAGCAGCTAATGCCGAATTTGCAAAAGCCCTAGAACTACCTCTTCGTCAGGGCGTTCTTAATGGTGATGTTCTTGATGGTATCTTTGAACCAATTCGTCTTGATCAAAGTGCCACACCAGAGTTTCCTCTTGATTTCTTAGCTCCTGGTACCGAGAAGGACTTTGTGGCCTACACAATTCCTAACCACGGTTATATTCCAGAGCGTCATGTTGAGGGTGATTATGTTATGGTTCCAACATATGATGTTGGTGCCAGCATCGATTATCTCTTAAAGTATGCTCGTGATGCTCGTTGGGACGTTGTTGGTCGTGCTATGGAAGTGCTAGAAGCCTCGTTCGTTAAGAAGATGAATGATGATGGCTGGCACACACTATTGGCCGCTGGTGTTGATCGTAACATTGTTGTTTATGACAGCGATGCTAATGCTAGCCAGTTTACCAAGCGTCTTGTTAGTTTAATGAAAACTGTTATGAGACGTAATGGCGGAGGTAACTCTGCTTCTAATAACAGAGGTATGTTAACAGACCTTTACGTTTCTCCAGAAGCTATGGAAGACATCCGTAACTGGGGTGTTGATCAAGTTGACGAAATTACTCGTCGCGAAATCTATACCGCTGCTGACGGCGCTCTTAACAGAGTTTTCGGCGTTAATCTTCATGATCGTGACGAACTTGGTGTTGGTCAACAATATCAACTATTCTATACATCAACTCTTGGTGGCACAATGCCAGGAAGCGATACAGAAATTGTTGTTGGTCTTGATCTTCGCAAGAACGATAGTTTTGTTATGCCAATTCGTCAAGAAGTTCAAATTTTTGAAGATGAAACACTTCATCGTCAGAAACGAGCTGGTTTCTACGGCTGGGCCGAACTAGGCTTTGCTGTTCTAGATAATCGTAGAGTACTTCTTGGTTCTCTATAATATATTATCTTAATAGTTTTATCACAGAGAAGAGCCGCTCAATTTTGGGCGGCTTTTTTCTTATCATGATTAAGGTGTATAACTATAATAAACAGAGGTGATATGTTATGGCAGCATCCAAATACGATTTTAGTATAGAACAAGGCTCCTCTTTTAAATTAAGTTTGGTTTATAAAGACGATAATGGGAACCCTATTGATCTTACAAATTGGTGTGCTAGATTAACATGGAAAACTAACACTAATCTTACTCAAACTTTTAGCACAGAGAATATAGATTATAGTGTATATAAATTTAGTATAGAGCCGTTAATTGGTAAAATAACTCTTATGATACCGGCTAGCACCACCAATAGTTTTACGTTTAATGCTGCAAAATATGATTTGGAATTACAAAGTGATGATAACTTATACATTGGCGGCGGTAAATACATTATACGATTAATATATGGCACAATTAATATTGTTAAACGATTTAGTCAATCATCTTCGTTATTGGAGTGTGACACTTGAGCGATTTTACTATAGAAATTTTTGACACTAAAAATATAGTGGAAATTGAAACCACTGTTGGGAACATATTAAATAATTTAGAAATTGAAACTAGTAGCGACAGAAGCGTTGAAATAGTTTCTGGATATTCAGCAACAATAGTTTATGCTAGTGATGTTATTGGATTAGATAATTATTTAGCAAATTTTATAGATAGCTATGAAATAGATTGCGGCTCACCATAATTATAACATAAAGGGTTAATGACTATGGCAGTTCAAACATTACTTCAAGTTCGTAGAGGAACAACAAGCGAATGGATCAGCGCTAATCCAACACTAAGTGCTGGCGAATGGGGCTTAGACACATCACTTAGAAAGTATAAAATAGGAGATGGATTAACAGCATGGAATAGTCTACCTTATGCTAGCATATTACCTAATAGTAGTGATCTTGTAGGAACTAGCGGTATCGGTATTAACTTTTCTGCCACAACAGGAACACCCGTAACAGTTAGTGTTACCGGAATATTATCTTCACAAATTAATGATTTTAATGCTGCTGTTGATGCTAGAGTTACCGCTGGTTCTGTTAGTGAAGAACAAGTTCAAGATATTGTTGCTAGTGGTGACCATTTAACTACAGGATTTTTAAGAAATGGCACCGGGGTAGTTATAAATTATGACGATGCTAGTAATTTTGTTAGCATTAATGTTAGTGGATATTCATTACTCAACCATACCCACTCTAGCTCTGATATAACAGATTTTGGTGAAGCCACTCAAGATGCTGTTGGAACTAATGCTGGATCAAGCGGATTTTTAAGAAATGGTAGTGGAGTAGCCTGGACTTATAATGATGCTGGTAATACACTAACACTAGGTGTTACTGGTATTCCAGCGTCTTTAGTTACAGATTTTGCTAGTGCAGTAAGCGATCAAGTAGATACGACTCTTGCTGCTGGTACTGGAGTTGTACTAAATTATGATAGTGGAACAGATACTTTAACAATTCATACTAGTGGATATTCATTATTAAATCATACTCATGTATGGAGCAATATAACCGATGCTAGTAGCATTGTTACTACTGGTGAATTAGCATATCTTTCTGGTGTTGTTGCTGGTACCGCTAGCTCTAATCGAGCTGTTGTATTAGATGGTAATAAAAATATTAATGGAATTGGTAGTATAACTACAACTGGTAATGTTATTGTTGGTGGAGATCTTACTGTTCAAGGTACAACCACAACAGTAAATAGTACCACTGTTGATATTGGAGATAATATAATTCAAGTTAATGTATCTGGTGCTGAAACTCAAGGCGGTTTGCAAGTTTATGATCATGATAACACTATTGCTCGTAGCATAGTATGGGATATTAACGATACAAGATGGGAATTTACTGGCGGCAATGTTTATACGTCTGGCGATTTTATTAGTAATAGTTTACAAGTAGCGTCTACGGGCTTGATTACTAATCTAAATGCTGATTTATTAGATGGACAGCATGGTAGTTATTATCGAAATTTTGCTAGCTTAACAGGATTACCCGACCCAATTATTACTGGAACATTAACTGGAGATGTTACCGGAAGTAGTAGTGTAACATTAACAGATCTTGGTAATGGAACACTAAGTATTAGTACAACACTATCTGATAATACTGTTACTAGTGCTAAAATTGTTAATGGTACAATAGTAAATGAAGATATTAATGCTAGTGCGGCTATTGCTGTGACTAAATTAGCTAGTAGTGGTATAACTTTAGGTAGTACAACAATAAATCTTGGACAAACTAGTACTGTTATTGATGGTTTAACAAGAATTAGTGGTGTTAGTGCTCTTAATCCAACTTATATATACTATGCTATAATTGATGGTGGCTCTCCATAATTTATAATACTGGTAGATTTTGAGGATATTTTATGCCAGTAAATGATTATATTCTATTCAGAAAAGGCTCCAGTACAGAATGGAGTAGTGCTAATCCAGTATTAGCTAGCGGTGAACCAGGATATGATTTAACTAATAAAATCTTTAAGATAGGTGATGGTATTTCGGTTTGGACACAGCTTAGTGGAGTCAATCAGAATATAGCGGCTGGATATGATATATCTATAACTAATAATAGTGGTATTTATACCATTGCTTCTACAAACTTAGTCCATGTTGATAGTCAACAGCCTCAAGGATTTGTAAATAGAACTGATAGTAGAATTAGTGTTAGTGGAAACATATTTAGAATAGAACCCACAGGAAGTTCATATAGTTATTACAATAAAGGTATCAAAGTTGTTAAAACTAGTGGCGATAGTTTAACTATACCAAATCTTACTCAAATTAATTATATTCATTTTGATACTATTAATAATCAAATATCAAATAAAACTACAGGTTTTGATTTTTCTACTGATATTCCTATCGCATATGTAGCTTGGAACAGTGGAGTTAATCCTAGTGGACAAATGACTTTCTTTGCTGAAGAGCGTCACGGCATCGTGATGGACACTAGCACCCACAAGTGGATTCATTATACTTTTGGCGCACAATATGTTGACGGTTTAAGTATTGGTAATTATGTTTTAGGTGGAAATGGGTCTAGTAATAGTCATGCAACCATATCAATTGGTAATGGTACTCTTTTTCAAGAAGATATTGTGATAAATATTACTGATAGTTCTAGTACTGATCCGTTCTGTCAAGAGTTAAGTCCGATTGCTCAAATTCCGGTTTATTATCACGAGGGAACTACTGGTCAGTGGGTTAAGAATACCGCAACAGACTATCCTGTTAAATATGGCGCTAATGGACCACAATATAACTTATTAACTGGTGGCAATTGGACAATCCCTGATGTTAGTCCCGGTGGACAAACAAGATACTTCGCAGTATGGATTCTTGCTACAAATCAAATAGACGATCCTATTATTAGTATTATGGGTCAAAGAATTGATAGCAATCAAGGATCGGCTGAGAGCAATAACTCTTGGGGTGATGTTAATCTTACTAATCTTCCATTAAGCGAAGTTAAACCTCTTTATCGATTAATATTTGCTGGCGATAGCGATTATACAAATGTTCCTAAATGTACGTTACTTAGTATTCTTGATATACGAGTAGCCGTAATTAGCACTATTGCTGGAGTTACTCAGAATGATCACGGAAATTTGTTCGGGTTAGGTGATGATGATCACTCTCAATATTTACATGTGGATAATAATCGAACAGTTAATGCAATTCATAATTTCGTTAATGGACTTACGTCTAATGGGCTAATAAATTCTACTAGTGGAAATTTTACAAATCTAGCCGTTAATAATATTGGAGTTAGTCTTAGTGGTCATACTCATAGTTCTAGTGATATAACTAATTTTAACTCATCTGTTAGTGGTTTGGTTAATGGTATATATGCTCCATTAACAGGAACATTAAATCAATTTGCAAATACTACATCGTCTCAATTAAGTTCAGTAATATCCGATGAGACTGGTTCTGGATTATTAGTATTTAACAATAGTCCAACTTTTACAGGAGTTCCATTAGTTCCAACAGCAACTAGTGGTACAAATACTAATCAAATAGCTAGTACCTCATTTGTAAGAACAGAAATTAGTAATCTTGTAAATTCTGCGCCATCTACCCTGGATACTTTGAATGAGTTAGCAGCAGCGCTAGGAAACGATGCTAATTTTAGCACAACGATTACAAATACTTTAGCTGGTAAAGCAAATCTTAGCGGAGCAACTTTTACTGGAAGTATTAGCGCTCCTAGCGGTAATTTTACTCAAAGTTTACAAGTTAATGGTACTGGCGTAAGTTTAAGTGGTCACACTCATACAAATAGCGATATTACCAACTGGGATGAGGCTGTTGATGATAGAGTAAATGATTTACTAGTTGGAATTAGTGGAATTAATATTAGTTATAATGATAGTAGTAATATAATCAATATAGCATATACTGGATCGGCTGGTGGAGTATCAATAAATAATTACTCTGATAATAGATTATTAACTAGTGATGGAAGTAGCACAGGAATAGATGCCGAAAGCGGATTAATATTTTTATCTAGTGGAAATAAATTAGGAATTGGCACAACCGATCCGTACGGAAACTTAGGATTGAGTAATGGCTATTTTAATATTACTGGTGATTCTCAAAAAAGCTCGCTTACTGTTAGAAATAGTACATCAGATAATAGTTCAACAACTCTATATACCGATGGAGTAAGTTCTAAATTAGTATTATCATCAAATAGCGTATGGAATTTTAGTATTAATTTAAATTGTTTTAGTAGTACCAATGAGGGTGCTGCTAGTTGGAATTTTAGAGGGTGTATTAAAAGAAATAGCTCAACAACATCATTGGTTGGATCACTTATAGAAGAAAACTTTATTGATAGCAGTCTTAATGGAGTAACAGCAACTGTTGTGGCCAATACCGGAACATATAGCTTAGATATTAATGTTAATGGATTAAATAGTAATAATATTCTTTGGACAGCAGGAGTAGATTTGGTTCAAACAATTTATAGTGGAGTGGCTTCTAGTCCAACCCCAACTCCTTCCGCAACAACCACACCAACAACAACTCCTACGATAACACCAACGGTCACAAATACTGTAACAAAAACACCAACGCCCACACCAACAGTTACTCCACCTTATATGGGTGGACAAAAATATAACTTTATTCCATAAAAGAGAGATCTATGAGTATTAATTTTAATGATCATGATTTAACTACTAGTGGAACAATAACAGCAGTTAGTGGATATTTTACTACTTTAAATATTAATAATAGTAATTTTAATAGTAGTGTTAGTGGATTACTTCCAACTATAAGTAACAGTGGTGATAATAGAATTCTAACTAGCACCGGATCAACCGTTGGAATTAATGCTGAAAGTAATTTATCTTTTGATGGAAGCTTATTAAATGTAACTGGTAGCGGAAATTTTGCTAGTGGATTAGTTATATCTAATCAAACGGCTAGTACAGTAGCAAGTTTTGATGCTAATAAGAATGTTGTTTCTCTTAGTACTAGTACTTATCCTTCACTTACAGAATTAAGTTATGTTAAGGGTGTAACAAGTGCAATACAAACTCAAATAGGTACTAAGGCAGATACTAGTACCACTATTACCGCAGGAAGCGGATTGGCTGGTGGTGGAAGTCTTGCGGCAAATAGAACAATAGATATTGGTCAGGGCGATGGAATAAGTGTTAGTGCGGATAGTATAGCTGTTGATAGTACGGTTGTACGAACTACTGGAACTCAAACTATTAGTGGTGCTAAAACATTTACCGCTGCTACGGTTTTCTCAACTGGAATTACAATTAGTTCTAGCGGTACAAATGTACCCCTTACTATTACTCATGATGGTACTGGAAACTGTTTTGTTGTTAATGATGTTACTGGTGATACTTCTCCGTTTGTTATTGATAGTTCTGGAAATGTTGGAATAGGAACAAGTAGCCCTTCATCTCATTTGCATGTTTATAATTCAACAACATCAGAAGAACAGGTCATTATTGCTGAAGTTAGTGGTGGATTTTCTAATGGTGCTGGAATCAGTTTTAGAAGATCTAATGTAGAAATGGGGCGTATTAATGCTGATTATTTTGATGGAATGACAATATTTGTTACTAGCGGATCTAATAGTGCTGCTACAGAAAAGATTAGAATCACAGCAAGTAATAATATTGATTTTAAACTAAACAGTGGGTCAATTTCTCATAGATTTAACTATAACGAAAATGGTGGAGAAATAATACTTCATGATGACGCTCAAAACAATGCCACTTTAATTGATCAATGTAATAATGAAACTAGAGTTCTTGAGTTAATTGATGGTAGTAATATGGTGGTGGGTCTTGGTGGTAACAATACTACCGGTGTCTTTAAGTTTATGAGGGCTGGTTTTTCTGAGGCTATGAGAATAGCCGCTAATGGAAATGTAACAATAGGCGAAGCTAATTCTGCAAATACTCGTTTAATGATTGCGGGTGGATCATCAAATATTTCAGCAGCTAGAGCCACTTATGAGGGTACATTACAGATTAATGAAAGTAGTGTAACTACACTTGCTGCAACTGGTGGTATAGAATTTAAGGCTAGCGTTTTTGGTAGCGGATATGGCGTTAAAATTCTAGGTGCGGATGATGGATCTCTCATTATTGGCAATAGAGCTAATTCTGCAACGTGGTCAGAAAGATTAAGAATTAATCAAACTGGAGATGTTGGAATAGGAACAAGTTCAGTCAGTAGTGGATTTAAAGTTGATATTAGGGGTCGTATATTATCCTATACAACAGCTAGCGATGGACTGATAACAACCCAAGGTTTACAAACAACAAGTGGTGGTACTGGCAAAGCTGCTATTCAAATTGATGTTAATGGAAAAGGTGGTTTCGCATGGCAAAACGATGCTTCAAGTGGGACAAGATCTCTAAAATTAATAGAAAATAGTGGTTATGGAGCTGGTGACAGCACATTACTAACAGTACAAAGTGGCGGTAATACTGGACTAGGAGCATCTCCTTCTAATGATTATAAATTAGTTATTGGAGGTGGAACAAGAACAGATTCGTATACTACAAATCCATCTTTAGTAGCTATAAAAGATTTTACCAATACCAATACTGGAGATAATCTATCAAGCGCCACATATAGTTATGCTACAACTAATGGTAATTATGCTATCAGAAATGTAGCTATAAATACATATTTTAAGATTAATTCTGGAATAACAAATAGTGGTAGTAGTATTGGTATAGCTAATAATAATCTACGTAATTATGCATTAACTAATGATATTGGCACATTAAGTGCATTATATGGTATATATAATCAATATGGTCATTATAATACCTCTGCTGTTTCACCAGTAACTACAACAGCAATTGGAATACAACATTTACTATGGAGAGCTACCGGAACAATAACAAATGCTTTCGATATTTATTGTAGTGATGCTAGTTCTGGTGCTACAGTTACTAACAGATGGGGTATATATGTAGAACATACTGGTAAAAATTATTTTGGTGGTAATACTGGCATTGGTGTATCGCCAACATATCGTTTTGAGGTAAGAGGATCTGGAGCTACTAGTTCAACAGTTTCTTTTTATGTTTCGAATAGTAGTGGAGCAGCTCTTTTATATACAAGAGATGACGGAGCCATAAATACTGGAACAGCATCAGTTTCTCCATATAATAATCTAACATCTACTGCTGCTAATGTGGTAGTTGGTAGTGATGGATTTTTATATAGATCAACATCATCACTAAGATATAAAACCAACATAAATGATGCCACTCATGGACTAAATGAAGTTTTACAATTAAGAAGTGTAACATTTAAAAGCCATAACGATGGAGACAAAATATTTGGTGGTTTAATTGCCGAAGAAGTAGATGAAATAGGATTAACAGAATTTGTACAATATGATAATCAAAATAGGCCAGATGCTATACATTATAGCAATATGGTTTCACTTTTGATTAAAGCTATACAAGAACAACAAATTATGATCAATAACTTAAAAGACCGTTTATCCATTCTAGAAGGAAATTAATATGTTACCAGTTTTAAGTCCAGCAATAGTATCCACAGTTCCAGCAAAAACATATGATAAATTATGGGTTGAAGAAATAATTATTAGTGCGGGAACTTTGGGCGGTGAGGCTACCGCTAGAGTTCGTTTGAAAAAATTTGGAGTATTTGATGGTGTGGCAGAATATATGCCCGGCGATAATGGAACTTGGTTAGTTATTGATAATTTATTAAGCAAAAGCGCAGAAGATAGTGACCTTGCAAATATAGTGCAATCATTACTATTATATATAGGAAAAGCAGGAGCAGAACAGGGTGTTATTGCTCCAATTAATAGTCCAGAATAAAGGGAAAAACTATGGAATTAAATCAAGGCGATATTCAGAATCTAATGGTGGTTATTGATCTTGCTACTCAAAGGGGGGTTTTTAAGGCCAGTGATTTGGTCGCTATTGGTCAGCTTTATGAGAAACTAAGTTCTATAAGCAAGAATTTAACTGAACAAAATAATAAAGTTGGATCAAATTCACCAGCTCCGACCTGAAGCGTATTAAGCTAGTTGCTACTTTATAAAATGGTGTATAAGTTAAATACTAACCTTCAGGGGATACCCTATGAGCTGGCAGCTAGAAATACCAATTATAGTTCGTAGTTTAATTAATGATCTTAGTGATAATCCAACATATAGTGACGAAAGAATCCAGCAACTAATAGTTGTAGCGGCTCAATACGTTACAAGAGAAGTTAATTTAAATAACGAATATAGTATTAATATTATCAATCCTGATATAATTCCTGATCCTACTCTTTTAGAAAATAAAGATGTAGATTTTATTAGTTTTATAGCATTAAAATCGTCTTGCTTTTTAGATCAAAGTAGTTTACGCACACGGGCCGCTACAGAGGGTATCAGAGCCGCTTTAGGACCAGCTAATATTAGTGTTGGTGGAAATAGCTCTTATCAATTTCTTTTAGTTAATGGTCCTTGTAAAATGTATGAGGATCTAAAACTTGATTATGAAATAGGTAATACTAGCTTACTACGGGGTATTCTTAGTCCGTTTGTTGGTAATAATTTTGATCCGAGTTATTTACGATATCCTGGTGATCACGCTAGAGACCTTTATAGCTAATAGGAAATTTTATGGTAGCAGCAATTTATAATTTTAATATTGAAAAAGGATCTGATTTTGAGATTAATTTTTTATATACTGATGAAAATAATAATCCTATTAATTTAACAGATAAATGTGTACAGTTTTCGCTTCTTTCTGGCGATGAAACTAGAGTGTGTAGATATTCTAGCTTGGCTCCAGCGATATACGAAGCTCATGGATGGAGCTTAAATGCTAATAATTTGGGACAAATTAATATAAAGCTAAGTGCTGAAATTACCAATACTTTTGATTTTGATTCTGCATCATATGATTTAGATATTAAGGATCAAACAACACTACTTAATAATATTAGGCTTTCTCAGGGTATTATTACTATCATTGATAGAAATACTCCTATTGATATTCAATGTAATCTTAATGTGGAACCGTGCGAAGTAATTACACAAACACCGACACCGACACCAACACAAGGTACATTAACACCAACGCCAACAACTACCGAAATCACAGATTTTTGCTTACCATATGATTGTGGACCATTAGATTTATTTTCGACAGTATATAATGGTAGCGGTTTAATTATCAACGACTTATCAACTGTTACAGGATCGGTAACCGTTACCAATACCGGACTAATATCTAATATTGAACTAGCAGTTAATAAACTTAGTCATTCAAATCCAACCGATTTGGTTATGCTATTAGCCCCACCCAGTGGAAACAAAATCTTACTTTCTGCTAATCAAAAAATACCAAATTTCAATAATAATTTTAGTTTTATGTTTAGTAATAAATCTGATAGTAATCAATATTTACATAATATTAGTAATGGTCAAACTTGTAGAATATATGATAAGACTTCATTAATAAATTATAATAGCGAGACCCTAAATAACTCTTTTGATCATTTATTTAATTATGCTGTTACCGGAGTATGGCAATTAATAGTTAAAGACACTGATCCATCCGGAAGTGGTAGCATTGATTCATGGAAGCTTATTATCACTTATAACAGCGACCTTTAACAATAGAAATTTATTATTATGACTATAGATAAGTCTATTAGTGCGAATAATATCAATAATGGTCGTAGTATAGTTAAAACTGGAACATCTTTTCAGACTTTGGATACCAGTAAAGATGTTGATCCTTCTATAAATACTATACAAAATTTATATTCTCTTAATTTTAACGATCCTAATTATTACTGGTTATGTTGTAATAATGGAAATCTAAGCCCATCCAATATCACTCCAACGCCATCGCCCACCAATACTCCAACAGTTACTCCAACAGTTACAACTACAAGTTCTCAAACGCCGACACCAACCGCTTCTGTCGGTCAAACACCAACAGCAACACCAACCAATACTGCGACACCAACAGTAACACCAACCAATACTGCGACGCTAACAGCAACACCGACCAATACCACTACGCCAACCACAACATCTACACAAACACAAACACCAACATTAACCACAACTCCAACCGTAACACAAACATCAACACCAACATTAACCACAACTCCAACCGTAACACAAACATCAACACCAACCAACACTTCTTCTGTTACGCCAACACCATCATATACTCAAACATCAACGCCCACAATAACATCAACAAATACTCCTACGCCAACAGCAACTCCTGCGTCTACTCTAACGCCAACCCCATCATTAACCTCAACAGCTACGCCAACAGCTACTACTACAGTTACTCCCTCTCCAACAGCAACACAATCGATTAGTCCTCTATTTATTGCAGCAACAGATAATTCCGTTAATGCAAGATCTAGCAATGGAGAAACATGGACAAATGGTAATTTTTCTAATAATAGAATCTGGAATGGACTATCATATGGACCATATGGTTATTTAGCTATAGCGTATAACAGTAGCAATTTTGATAAATCAACAAATGGGATATCGTGGTCAGATAATACCTATAGTATAGGTCATCCTAATAATTTATTTACAAAAACCATCTATGGTAATAATAAATATTTAGTATTTGCTAATAGTTCTACGGGCTTATATTCCACAGATTTAGTAACATGGAATTCTTTTATATTACCAAATGCTAATTGGGTTGCAGCAGCATATGGCAATAGTACTTATGTCGCTGTAGCCAGTAGTTCTTCTGTAATAGCCACATCGTCTGATGGTATTACATGGACTCAAAGAGCACTACCAGTATCCGGAGACTGGACAGATATTGTATATAGTAATAATAAGTTTGTACTAATAGGTTATAATACCGATACTGTTCTTTATAGTAGTGATGGAATCTCGTGGAGTTCATCTACTCTGCCATCAGCACAACTATGGCAATGTTTAGCATATGGGAATAATACCTATGTAACTCTTATCGATAATAGTTCTATAACAGCATACTCTAGTGACGGTATTTCATGGACACAAGGAACAGGACTTGGATTTAGATGGAGAGATATTACATATGGAAATAATACATTCGTTGCTGTCGGCATAGGATCAGTATCATTTACTTCGTCAAATGGAATTACTTGGACACAAAGATCTATAAGTAACAATAACTGGAAAAATATAGTTTTTAATTCTTAATAAAGGTAAAATTATGAATTTAATATACAGTATCGATAATTCAACTTTTGCTGTTAATATATTCGTATCCGGCAATAATGTTCCGGTAATATATCAACCAAACTGGCCAAATGGTGATCCTTGGAATAATTATAATGAAGCAGATAACTGGGCACAATTATGCATACTCTCTATAAATGATCCTGAAGCCCCTTATGCTCCTGCTGGCCCAGGACTTATTGGAGAACCTAAAACTATATGATAATTAATTCTACTTCTTATACCAATACAAAAAATGTCTCAGCATCTGTTCAAATATTAAATTTGATTAATATAAATTCTATTACCAATACTATAGCAATTAGAAAACAAGTTGTTTCTGGTTCTACACAAATTGCAGACACTAGCATTAGTCTTAAAAATTCTCCTATTTTATCTATCAGTATTAAACAATGAGCAATCCTTTTAGTGGTCTTATTTCGAGTGAATTAAAAAGTATCTTTAATAATGCTATTGATAGTTTATTAGAGAACAATGCTCTAAGCTTACCTTGTAAGATAATATATGATAATAGTATAAATAATACTTATTGTAATAATTGTATTTTTGATAATATATCTTTGTTATCTAGTAATATATATAATGGATCGGGACCGAATCCTTTTCCAGAGGGAGGAGTTTGTCCTGTTTGTTTAGGATTAGGACAAATTAAGAATAGTAGCTCTAGTGAAACAATTTATCTAGCTTTTATTTTTGATAGTAAATACTTTTTGAATACCAACAACAAGGTTATTAATATTCCCGATGGATCAGTTCAAAGTATATGCAACATTAATCTGCTTAATAAAGTTAAGAATGCTAGTGAAATTATCTTTGATAATAGTTTAACAAACTTGTCTCATTTTAAATATGAAAGAGCTGGAGATCCTGAACCAGCAGGATTCGGTGATAATAGGTATATTTTTACTTTATGGAAGAAAAAATGAAATTTTCATTGGATTTATTAGAAAATGATAGTGATATAATAAAACTTATCCTAGAAAATTTAAAAAATCAAATGGATAATGTTATGAATAAGGCTTTATCAAAAATTACTATTGAAATAAAAAATTTAGTAAAAGAAGCTCTAATATCAGAACCAGAATATTCTTCATTAAAAGCAGGGACTTTACGGGCTGAATTTGGAATACTAAATACCGGAGAAGTTGATGGTGTTGTAGACGCTATGGTTAATACATTAGAGATATTTAATAATCCTATTAAAGTATCAGGCAGGGGATTAAGTGGAGGTTTTACACTATCTATGATTCGTAGTTCCGATATTAATGGTATTATAGGTATGGATATTGCTATGACAAAAACCGAAAAAGGAGAATCTTTACCTTGGTTAGAATGGTTATTATTAAAAGGAAATGATAAAATCATACAAGATTATAGTATAACCTATATTAATAATAGCTATCGATCACGCACAGGATCTGCTATTATGGTAAGTAATCCTAATGGCTGGAGAGTACCTGTCAATTTTGCTGGAACAGAAGATAACAATTGGACAACAAGAGCAATAAATAAAATTAGTGATAAAATTTCAAAAGTTATTCAAACTAATATAGAGGATCTTTTATGACTACTTTTCATAACGTATCTTCTATTACAAATAAAAATCGCATATCATTATTAGAAGATAATGTTAAAAGTTTTCTAGATTGGTCATTTTTACATATTGGAGGATTTGTTAATGTTAATATTCCCACTAGTGGCGTAGGCGGTGGCTCATACCATATTTTAAAAAGTGCCGACGATCCTATCCTAAAAGATAAAGTATGGCAGTCTCCGCGCAAGGATTGGGTTTATGAGAGCGGTATAGTTTATGAGAGTGGTAGTCCAATTACTTTTTCGGGATTATATCTTAATAATACCTTTTTACCAGCCCCAACAGGTAGCGGAAATTATGGATATAATGTTAATTATCCTCTCGGTCAAATAGTATTTAATAATTCTGTTTCAGCCAAGAGTACGGTGACTGCTAATTATTCCTATAGATATATACAAGTATATAAAAGTAGCGATAATTTTTGGTGGAAAGAGGTTCAAAAAGAAACATATAATCCATCTACTTTTAACAAACAAGATTATAGCATAACCAGTGTTCATAGGGTTCAATTACCAGCAATTATTGTGGAACTAATACCAAGAACTACTCAAATTCCTCACCAATTAGGAACAGTTGATAATATTATTATACAAGATGTATTTTTACATATTTATACCGAAAATGCAAACCAAAGGAACACCATAATAGACATATTATTGCATCAAAAAGATAAAACAGTATATTTATACGATGTAAATGATGTTATTAAAAATAATAGATATTCTCTTAATAAATTTGGAAATATTAATCCTAGTGGGTATAATTATCCAAATATTGTTCAAAATTTTCCTAGTTATTGGTGTACTATTAAAGATAGTACCATTGGAGAATTAAATTCTTTGAGTAGTTCACTATACAACGGTATTGTACGATGGTCAATAGAAATTTTCCCGTAATTTGTTCAAAAAGGTGTACTAAAGTATAACACAATATCCCATATAATGGAGATCTTCAATGGCACGAAATAATAGAATTTTTTATGCAACACAAGCTATCGCTCTCAAACCACAAAATGACACAGGTAGTAATCAATACACAACATGGTACTATCCTCGCGGCGTACAAAGCGCTGGTATAACAACAAACTTTACTCTAGAACAAGTTTTTCAACTAGGTCAAATCGAATTGTATGAAAACGTTGAAGATGTACCAGAAGTAGAGGTTAGTCTTAATAAAGTTATTGATGGTACTCCTCCATTATATCTAATGTGCATGGGTGGATCCACAGGCATCACTGGCGCTGTTAAGAAAGAACTACCAGCAGTAGCAAATAATCGTGTTAATTTTAGATTAGGTATTTATCCCGATACTAATAGCGCAGCAACTGGAACTCCAAGCGTATTTGTTGATTGCTCTGGTATGTATCTTAGTAGTGTTAGTTTCACAATTCCTGTTGATGGTAATGCTACAGAAGATGTGACACTAGTCGGAAATAATAAATACTGGAATAGTGGTTCATTATATGCTGCTAATTCTAGTGCTGCTAGTGGTTTCTTTAGCAGTAATAGCGATGCTGGCACAATGACAGCTCCAGCTATTGGTCGTCGATACAAGTTTAACAGTTCGCTAAGTACAATTCCAACCGGTAATGGTGGTGGTATTCCGATTCCAGAAGGTCGCACAATGCCATTCTTACAGAGCGTTACTGTTAGCACAGATTTGGGTCGTGAAGCTATCAACGAACTTGGAGCTATGGCCCCATACTATCGTTATGTAACATTCCCAGTAGAGGTAACAAGCGAATTTGAAATTATTGCTTCTAGTGGTGACTATGTTGAAGCTAAAGATTTTGATGGTCAAGTTGGTTGTAATGTTGTTTACAAAAATCTACAGGACAAAACTGTTAAGGTTGTAGTCTGTGGTAGTGGCACAAGCGATCAACTTATTTTGGATCTTGGCAGTAAGAATAAACTTACTAGTGTTAACTATACTGGTGGTGAAGCTGGTGGAGATAATGCAACAATTACTTATAGTTATCAAACATTTAATAAGTTTGTTGTTGACGCTAGCGGTACTTTTGCCGAAGGTAAATGGGTCGATATTGTAAATGATGCTGAGATTACTGGTGACTGATAGTTTTTAATAATTGTTCGGAAAATGGATTATGGATGAGTTATTTAATATAATAGGTAAGTTGTATGTTGATATTTATAATACTCAAAAAGTATTAGAAATTATGAGACAACAACTTCAGGATAAGGACAACGAGTTACAAAAACTTAAAAAAGCTTTACCAGAAGGTCTAGATGAATGAGGATCTGGAATTATTATTCTATAGAATTTTTTGTGGATACTTAGTTTTTACTTATAATAACGAAAGATACACACTAAAATCTGCTACTATCGATATTAAATATGAGGCACAACTTCTTTATAACACTATTATTAATGATGAAAAATACAATGATTGGCTTAGAGAGGATAATCTAGATAATTTATTAATTTACTTAAATTTATGGACTAAAGATACAAATATGATTATTAAGGATTTAGACAAAAAGATAGAAAATAGTAAAGCAGATTATTATAGTAATTTTAAATTTACAGATAAAAAAAATACTATTAAAAAGAATTTAGACAATTATAAAAAACAACTTAGCACTATACTAGGTAAAAAGGATGAACTATATTCTAATACTTTGGAAGGGTATGCAAATAGTATAAAAAATGAATTTATTATTACGCATACTCTTTATAAAAATAATAGCTTAATTTTTAATAACCAAAATAATACTAATAACTACATGTTATTTAATAATGTTGTTAATGAGCTTAATAAGCATAGCATAGGATTATCCGATTTTAAAAAATTAGCTCGTAGCCATATATGGAGATCGTATTGGAATGTTAGTAAGAATTCTATATTTAGTCAGCAAGGAAATAATATTACAGATGATCAACGTACAATAATTGGTATTAGTCAAATGTATGATAGGGTTTATGAGCATCCAGAATGTCCAGCGGATGAAATTATTGAGGATGACGATGCTTTGGATGGATGGATGATAGTTCAAAAACGTAAAATAGAAAAAGATAAAAAGCAACAACAAGTAGATAATCTTAATCCTAAACTTAAAAATGCTCAAGAGGTTTTCTTATTTGCAAACAACAATGACGAAGCTCAAGAAATAGTTGGATTAAATAATATAGAAGGATTAAATAGAATGAAAAGTAAAATAGCGCATGTTAATAAATTTGGACTAACAGAAGAAAGTCAATTACCAGATGTTCAGGTTGATCTTAGAAGTCAACTTAATCAACAAATGAAAAATAGGAAATAATATATGAGCGAACAAGAATTACTAGATAATATATATAAAAGATTTCAAACAACAATGATTGGTGCGTTAGCACGATTCGAAGATAGCTTCGGACATATTTGGGAAAATGAACCAGATAATAATCCTGTTTGGGATACTTGGGAATATACTAGAAATAGTATATTAAATAATGGTAATAAACAAGCAAGATCCGCAATAGATGATATAAAAAAATTCTTATCACAAAATAAAGTAAATAATAAATATACCTATAAATTTAACCTTAGACAGGAGAAGGATGCATGAAGACCAAAACCTTTAAAGTAGAAGTTGACGGTGTCGAAAAAGAATATTTGGTTCGTAGCCCCACACTAGATAATCAAAGAGAAGCACAAAAGGTTTATAACCAAGCTTTTACCGATGCTATTAAAAGCAAAAGTGTGGTACGAGCCAAGCTTGATGATTTACTAGAGGATCAGGGCTTATGGAATGACGAAAAGCAAGCTAAGTTTACAGAACTTCAAAGAGAATTATTAGAAGGAGAAAAAAGATTAGCAAAAGGCGGTTTTAGTTTGAACGAGGCTAAGGATTTAGCTATTAAGATGAAAAGTATTCGTGATGAAATAAGAGATCTTATTAGTGTACGAACAAGTTTGGATAATCATAGCGCCGAAGGCCAAGCTGACAATAGTAGATTTAATTATTTAGTAAGTGTTTGTTTGGTGTATAATGATACTAAACAACCAGTATATAAAAATATGGAAGAGTACCTAAATAGTTCAACCGAAAAGGTTGCTATTATGGGTGCTCAAAATTTGGCTAATATGCTGTATGGATTAGATAATGATTATGAAAGTAATTTACCAGAAAATAAATTTTTAAAGAAATTTAAATTTATTGATGATAAACTAAGATTAGTAGATAAAAAGGGCAGATTAATAGATAGAGAAGGCAGGCTAATAGACGAGAGTGGCCGATTTATTGACGAAGAAGGTAACTTTGTTGATAAATTTGGTAATAAAGTAGACAAAGATGGAGAATACCTTGTTGATAGTCAACCCTTCCTAGATGAAAATGGAAATCCAATAGTATTAGATGAGGAACAACCCAAAAATGACAAAGTTGAACCATCAGTTAAAGCAGAAGAGGCTGTTGAACAAGAACAACCCCAACTTTCCGCCTCAACTGAACAAACAGTGTCAACAACTTAGTAAAATAGTGTATATAATATTGGGTTATATTATTCCCCGTTTAGATCATACTCTAAGCGGGGAATATTTTTATTATTCAGGAAATTAGCTTATGGCTCAAGCTTTTAACTTAACTGCTCAGTTAAATTTGAGGGGACCGTCTAATGTTAGACAAATAGTTTCTGATATTAAGAAACAGTTGGGAACTATTACTGGTGATGTTAATATAAAAATTGATCCAGCTGCTATTAATAATGCATCAAAACTAAATAAGTCTTTACAAGATTTAAATACTAATTTAGCAAATGTAGCGTCTAATGCAACAGCAGCTTCTAATGCTATTAGAAATTTTGGTCAAAGTGTATCTAATGTTGGAAATTCCTCAACAAAACTATCCAATAATCTTAGTAAAGCAGCAAAAGGAGCAGATAATTTAGGAGTTTCAGCGTCAAAAAGCGCCAAAAGCGTCGGCGTTGCTCGTACAGAAATGGAAGAGTTTGGTCGTCAAAGCGCTCTTGCTGTTCGTCGTTTTGCGGCATTTAGTGCTGTTACTGGAGTATTTTTTAGTCTCAACAGAGCTATTAATAGCGGTTTAAAAAGTTTTATCGAATTTGATAGAGAGCTGGTAAGATTACAACAAGTTACTGGTAAAAGCGCCGAAGGATTAAAAGGATTGCAGGATGAAATAAGTAGATTATCTATTGGATTAGGTGTTAGTTCTGATAGTTTAATTAAGGTTTCTAGTACTTTAGCACAAGCTGGTTTGAGCGCTACTGAGACACGATCAGCATTAGAGGCGCTGGCTCGTAGTAGTTTAGCTCCTAGTTTTGATGATATAAATCAAACCGTAGAAGGATCTATTGCATTAATGAGACAGTTTGGTATAAGCGCTAAAGAACTAGAAAAAGCTCTCGGGTCTGTTAATGCTGTGGCTGCTGCTTTTGCTGTGGAAAGTAGCGATATTATTGCTGCTATACAGCGTACCGGTGGTGTGTTTGCAAATGCCAGCAAAGGAGTTAGCGAAGGCACAGACGCTTTAAATGAATTTATTGCTGTATTTACTAGTGTTCGTGCTACAACTCGTGAAAGTGCCGAAACTATTGCTACTGGATTAAGAACTATTTTTACTCGTATTCAAAGACAAGGAACAATCGAAGCACTAAGAGAATATGGAGTAAGCTTAACAGATGTTGAGGGTAAATTTGTTGGAGCATATAAAGCTGTACAATTATTAAGTGAAGGACTCAACAGAATTGATCCAAGAGATATAAGATTTAGTCAAATTGTTGAAGAGCTTGGTGGATTTCGACAGATCGGAAAGGTTATTCCTTTGATTCAACAGTTCGCCACTGCTCAAGAAGCACTTAAAGTAGCACAAGCTGGTCAAGGAAGTTTAGCAGCAGATGCTGCTAAAGCACAATTAAGTTTGGCTAATCAAATTGTAAAAGTAAGAGAAGAATTTTTAACATTAATTCGTAGCTTAGGACAGAGTGATACATTTCAAACATTAGCAAAAGGCGCTCTTGGTTTAGTTAGTGGATTAATTAAAATTAGTGGTGCTCTTAAAGGAGTTTTACCGGTTTTAGCAATCTTAGGAGCTGGTGCCGGTATAAGAAGTGCTACTCAATTTACTGGTGGTTTTATAGGAGGATTAAAGAAAGTACCAAAAGGACAAGAGGGAGAAGAACAACCCGGAATAGCAAGATCTATAGGCAGTAATTTGGGTAGTAGTTTAGTTGGAGCTAAAACAGAACAAGTTAGTAGAGATTTGGATCAAAATAGCGCCGCTCTAGATAAGCTTTCTGGTAAAATAGATTCTTTGGTATCTTCAATGTCTTCTATTAATGCCTTAACACCAGCTATAACTGCATTGAATACCAACTTAGTATCTATTAATAGCACCTTAGCATCATATAATTCTGCGTTATTAAATAATACTAATGCTTTATCTAGTAATAGTAGTTCTCTAGAAAATGTTTATGCTGCTTTAGTTAATTTAGATGCTACTTTAGATAGAAAAGATTTCGGAGGCGGCGGACCAACTACTGCTAGTGGTGGTGGTCGTATTTTGGGTTTTTCTAAAGGAGGCAGTGTTCCCGGTAGTGGAAAAGGAGACAAAGTTCCAGCATTGTTAGAACCTGGTGAAGTGGTAATGAGTAATAGAGCTGTTAATAAGTATGGAAGAGGCAATTTGGTAAGGATGAATAAATATGTTGCTGGAGGATATATAAAGAAGCAACTACCTGGAGCAGAAGAACAGCTATCAAAACAACAAATTTCATATAAAAATATTGATGATTTGAAAATTAACGATAGTGGCAAGGGAGCTATAAGAGGATACATGTTCGAGAATTATGTTGGACAAAATTATGGTATCGAAGCGCCGGATCAGAAATTTCCTGATATCCCTAAGTTGTCTGGTAGATTAAAGAAACAATTTGGGCTTACAAAGAAAGAAACTGGTAAAGATATTACGGCCGCGGAATTAAAGTATAGATCTGGACTAGAACCAAATTTTGATGAAACATACACCCCAGACAATACAGCCGTTGTTTATGCTATAGAACGAAATCTCGGTGGAAAAATTCAAAAATTTGTCGTTGGCGGAACAGTAGAGGGCATAGCTGCTAAAGAAAAAAAATCTATTGAAACTGTAATTTTAGAACAATTATCCAGTTTTGGAAATGCTAGCGGAGTTAAAAAAATACTAGGATTAGGATCCGGAGAAAGAGAGATCGGAGCTATACTAAATGCTGGTAATATTAAAGCTGGTAAAAATATAGCACAAGCTATTAAATTTATAAATAGGGCGTTAGCTAAGACAGGAAAACAAGATGCTGCTAGAGAAGCAAAAGAAGCAGCCATGAGAAAAGTTGCAATTGCCGGATTATTTCCATTAGATTATAACAAAGATTTTTCGGACTGGAAGTTGGAGGATGGTAGAGAAATTTATGGTTATGTTAGAGGATTTCAATCTAGCTTTTTACCACAAATAGAAGCTATGCAAGAGGCTAATAGAGCTACTCGTCAAAAATTTGCCGAAGATATTCAGGATACAGCAGCATTAGGCGGATTAGGTAATAGAAATATTCGAGGACCAATTCAACCATTAGCAATAGATTTTGATGAAACACTAGCTCTTGGAACAAAAATGCTAGATAAAAATGGTAAAGAAGATTTACCAGCCTACTCGGATAGAAAAAAAGTTATGGAGAGTCTGGCCCAAGCTAGACCAACCTCACTAGCTAAAAGATTGGCCAGTATAGAACAAAAAAATCCTGGATACGTTAGGATGTTTAGTCGTATCTTAACGGCTCGTCCTCAAAGCACAGCGGATATTATAGCCTCAACTCTTAATAGATTTGGATTACCATATTTAGAACAAGATGTTACTGGAGTTAGTCAAGGATTAGGAACAAATATAGCAAAAGCTAAAGCTGCTAATGTTGCAAGAGCTGAAAAATTAATCGATGATAGTGAAGAAAATATTAGAGCAACAATGGCTGCTGGTAAAAGTACTTTTCGTTATGGTGAAGTTCCAGAACTTAAAGGACCAGCAGAAGAAAAATTTGGACAATCTAATATTGAAGGAGGTATGTTAGAAGCGGCACTATCGCAATTATTGGGTTATAATATAAATGTTGATGCTTTACAAAGAAATAGAGCAATAGATTTTCCACAGGGACTAGGCAGAGGAGCTCAACTTTTTGGATTACCTCCGAATATTGAAACAGAAGTAAAAAGAACTTTGGACGGAGATAGTTTTTCAAAAGCCAGAGAAGAATTTAGTAGATACTTTACAGAAAATCCACAAGCCTTTGCTAAAGGAGGAACAGCGACCTTTGGTTCTGGAACATTCAAATTCCCTAAAAGAATAAGTAATGCTTATGTTCGGGAAATGGAAAAATTATTAGAACAAGAACAAATGGAGAAGGTTTTTTCAACGTATCCTGGTAATGAAAGAATGATTGTAGACGAAGAGGCTGTACAAAAAGGATACGAATCTCCTTTTAGTAGAGAACTATTCATAAATTCGTTTAAGGATAAAATAAGTAGAAATACAGTTTTTGAAAGAATGGGACAATTTGCACGAGTCATAGGATTACCACAGACAGACTTTTTGTCTGCTATACCAACTCAGTTAGATTTTGGTGTTAATTATCCTGCTACAGCATTATTTAACAAGGATCCTTCTGGTCCAGGAACCAGAGGATTACAAGGAGTAGATTTAACACCATATGGTTATACTGAACAAGATAAACAAGATTTATTTGGATATACTAAACTAATAGAAGAAAAAAAGAAACAAATATTAAAAACAATCAAAACTTCTGTTACAACATATGAAGATGGTAGTTTTGGTTATGATGTAGCTCTAGCAGAAAAACTAAGAGTAGAATTAAACGATCTACAAAAACAACAAAGATCTCTTATTGATAAAAATAATGCAGCCATTAAAGCTGCAAAAGAATCTAGATTACAATCTGCAAAACAGAGTGGTCGTGGTAGCGTTGGCATAGCGACTAATCCTTTTAATACAAGGCAACGTCAAGATTATAGTATTTTATATCATGAATTAACTCATCAACTTTTTAATAGTCTTAGAACTAAAAATGCTCAATCATTTGAAGCATACAAGGCAAAAGTTGCTAGTTTATTTAGTGGAAATAATGATGATGTGGCCGATGCTTTTGATGCTCTGGTTGGAAATACTGGATATAATAGTGCTGATGTTGCTTATGGAAGAAGTTATAAACTTAGTGGACTAAGTAGCTTGATGATGGGATCAGCCAAAGAGTCATTTGCAAAATATGTTAATAGTGATCCAGAATATATTCCAGAATTAAGAAAAACTTGGGCAGCAACTAACTCCACCACAAATGCCAAAGCCTTTAAGCCGCTTAATCCTAGAGTTAATGATGTTTTATTAAGAGGTAAAATAAGTCAAGATGTTATAGATAAATATGAAGATAATGGCAAAGAAGAATTTTTAACAACACTAGTACAAAAATTACCATTATTAGATGAAAATTTAAGGGGAATTTTGGATAGTACTCTGGATGACCTATTGGGAGGTGCTGGAATAAGTAGACAAAAGTTTGCTCTGGGAGGATTAGCAGATTCTACAGAAGCTATGTCGGGATTAATGCAAGGATTATACGGAAATAGAAGCCAACAAACAAATAAAAAAGAAAAAGATTTTGGAAAAATAAGCGTTACAGAAGATGGAAATATGCTTAGTGTTGGATATCTTAAAAATGAGAGTAGATCAGGATATGTACAAGCAATGAAATATAAAGATAATCTATGGTATGTTGGATTATCAAAAGCTACTAAAGGATATGGACCAAGATTGTATGATGTGGCTATGGAAGCTGTTAGTGAAAAAGGAGATATGCTAACTTCTGACAGAAGTATGGTAAGTGCGGATGCTCAAAAGGTCTGGGCTTATTACTTTAAAAACAGAGGAGATGTTAAAAAAACACCATTAGAACCAGAAAATTGGACTAAAAACCAAGCACTAATAGATCCTAAGCTTTATGGAAGAAGAGAAACATGGCCTCCAGCAACCGATCCGGCTTGGATACTACAGAGCGGTTATAGCAAGAGTCCCACCTTGCTTAATGATCCAGAACAAGTAAAAAGAAATAATAATAAAGCACAAAAACCTGTTGATTCTAGAAGCATGGCCCTATCATATTTTCAAAGAGCCGATGGTGGACCCATAGACCGTTTTGCTGATGGTGGTTCTGTTCCGGCCTTAGTAAGTAACGGCGAGGCTTATGTGCCTCCTAAACTTGCTAAACGAATTGGTTATGGAACACTAAGCCGTATGAATCAAGCTGATAAAAATGG